GCCTTGACGTTTTTAACCGTTTCCCTGAGCTGGATCATCTTTGTGGTGTTTTTTCCGAGATACACGACCTGCCTCTGGCTGCTGCAAGCACTAAGACTTAGCAACAGGAGCAGACCAGCCGTCAACTTGTGCCGAGCGAAGAAAGTTTTCATCGTCCTGTGTTGGTTTACTTGCGGTTATCTGCTGGTCTTCATTCGCCAGCCTCCATGCCCTTACCAAACCGAGCAGCACGCCCGGTGTGGCAAGAGCTTTGCATAGTCCGAGCATGGCCGATTCGGTTATTTTTGCGATCCACTCACTCATGCGGCTGGAGCTGTAGCGACTGCGCTCTTTTTCAGGGCAATCTTTATTGCGCCGGGAATATCTGAAGCAGTCTTGACGATCTGATTAAACTCGTCTTTGGAGAGGCTATTATCCGCACTGGCAGCGACAACCTCGCCGAGTAGGTTAAGCAGTCCGTCAGCCCCTGCCTTGACGGTTTTCAAAGCAGTCTCAGCGGCTTCGATTTTGCTTTTATTGTCATTGATAAAAGACAAAACCTTCAAAGCTCCCGCTCCGAATACGATCAATGGGGCCAGAAACGACCAGATACTTGATAAATCCATGTTGTTCTCCGTTTTTTGGTTTGTTGTTGATTAAGCGGGAAGTGTTTTCCCTTTCTGAAAGTCTTTTAACGCCAATCCGCCTGTAAATTGGAAGTGCGGTTCCTCCTTGAAACTTTTCCAGTCACCGGCCCACTCAAGTCCGCAACTCTTTCCTATGTGGCCAATGCTCAACCATAATTCCTCGTTATCCCAATCTGGTTTCCCGTGCACGACTGGCACAGTATCAAAAGCTACACAGTAGTTATGGAAGCTCTGCCCGCCTTTTGCATTCGTTACAATCTTGCCTGGTCTCGTCCTCCCTTGTGCGTATAGGGCGTTCTGGCTCTCGATATCCCTGTACGTGCTGGTAATCAGTATGTCAATGCCTGATTTTTTGCACTCCGCTAAGAAATTTTCGCATAGCGGTTGTACGTGAGGATGGAGGTCTTCAATCTTTCTGCTGTTAATCATGGATGAACTCCAAAAATTGGATGGTTGGTGTCATGAGCTCCTTCAAGCCTCGACACTTTAGTTTCTACCGAGACTATTCTTACATCATGTTTTTCATGTTGGTCTGCGGCGGTCTTGAAGTTGTCACTTACCCATTTACTCCACATAATGACTACTCCTACCAGACCTGTCATGAGCAACGATAAGAGGCTTAATAATCCGACGATAAACGCCTGAACAGCGTCAGGGTGTTGCATCCATGTCATAGTCATAGGTTGTTCCATTTTTCTTTTTTTATTTGCGGCCTCTATACAGGCCATATTAGACTTGGTAAAAGTGCCTCTACATCTGCATAACCTGTTGGCTTAGGCTTTGTCCCTCTTTCAACCTCTGCCAGTAATGTGTATAATGCTGCCCATGTCGTATCTCTTGCGATAACAGCATATTTCCCTTCTGTGCTAAATGCAGGTATGGAGCTGTCCGAATACGTGCAGGCACTCATTATCCCGTCGTACCCTCTCGTTTGAGCAAAGTCATCAAGCCTGCTCTGAGTCTGATTAACAATCTCACGCTGGATTCTTGCGTCAAAAGCGATTATTTCGTCGCTGGTCATATCAACGACTGTCCACTGCGCGTGATATTTCCCTTCGACAAGTTGAACCGGAGCTGAAGCTGTTTTCTGATATCTGCCGGGTATTGGTGACGGTAGATCATAGTTGAGCACCGCGTACCCGAAGGGGGTGATATGCTCATCAGTTAGCATAGCAGGGAAAGATGTATCCGGAAACAGCGATTTGAAGTCACTTTCCTGTGTTTCAATTAATGTGTTTATGTCGATAAGCATAAAGTTATGAGCTAATTAATCTTATTGTTGAAGAGCACATACCTTCGCCAGGAGACGCCGGCGTTCCTGAAAAGGCAACACCACCCATCGATGCACTGTTCGCTAGCTTAAAAGCAGCATCGGCCATGGAATAGCTACTACTGCTGCCGGCTTTTATAGTATTAGTATATCCGGAAGGGATGCCTTCGCTAGAAGAATATGTCGCATGTAGCCCAACCAAAACGTAATCCTTACCAGACACAAATCCTGATAGACTCGGACATACTGTATATGTGGATCCTGCTGTTGCTGTACTCTTATTATATGCACCCATAGAGGCCCCTCTAAACACCTGTAAAGATGCTGTTTGATAGGAATCACCACCAGTACCTCCTGTTATTGAAATATCAGCAGTACTGGTGAGTATTTTATAGTAGCAGTAGCAGGAATTATCTTCCGATGTATAACTATACAATGTTGTCCACCCAGAAGGGCCAGTGAAGCTGCCCCCTTCATTTTCAGTAGTAAAGATGATCCCTAGGTCTCCGCTCTGTGTTCCTGCTGGACAAGTTAAAACGAGAGTATCTAGATGGTCTGAAGATGTCGAACCTATATAAGTAATGCTACTACTCGATTTTGACACTCCAGCAGCAGCCATGATTAAGTCGAAAGTACTCATTATGCCATCCCCTTTCCGAGTAGAAGACCATTCCATGTCGTTCCACTATCATGCGATATAAACCCCACCATATCACGTCCTGAAGACGTGAATGTTGGCACTGATCCTCCTGCCCACTTTATTCCAGACCACCAAGTAATCGTATAGGCTCCAGCATTGGTCAAATCAAGAATAAAACTATTGACAATCCCTGTAGCATTCACATTGAGTAATGTGAATGTTGTTGCTGCTGCAATCGTCTTTGTGAAAACATTTCCAGTATCCAAATCAATAGCGCTCGCTGACAAAGCCACTTTCGTTTCTGTTAGTCCGGTTATCGGGCCAGTCATTGTCCCACCGGCAAGAGATAACCCTCCGAGGCTTGACAAGGAGATATCCGCCGTCAATCTCCACACACCTGCGGAGGGATCGAATTTGACAATAAACATGCTTAAGAAAGCACTATCGGAATTTGAGGCTCAAAGCTTATCGTCGTGGCGTTGATAGCTGCGCCGATTTCCTGAATGACGTTCCCTGTCGTTGACGGAGCTGAAGCGATAGGGACTGCCGTCCCAGCCGTTGCACCTAAGACCATTCGCCCTGCCGTCAAGCCAGTTAATGCGGTATTCATCCCCGCAAGATATACCGTGGCGGATGCTGCGCTTGCGAAAGCGGATAGAACAAATCCGTTAGCCTCTTTTCCTGCTGCGGTAGCATTAGCATTCTGGACGTTCGGAGTCCCTGCATTATTATATATATGCACAAATGCGCCTGCAGCTAATGACTCCGAAGCCAATATTGTGATAGTTTCCGCTCCTATCCCTGTAGGCATGACGCTTGTGTCCAACTGCCCCGCTGTGTTAAGCGCCACAATTTGCCCTGCGTTTGCTGCGCCTGCTGATGTTACTGTTGCTGTGAGTAGTTTCCAAGCTCCGCTTACCCACGTCATGAACTGTTGTGTTGCCATCTTATCTCCTTAGGATAGTTGTACTGGTTGAGAAATGTCTATTGCGATTGATGTCGCCGATATTGCTGTTCCGAGGGTTACTATAAATCCTGTCGATGGGGGCGTCTGTGTAATCCCTCCATTGATCCCCAGATAAATTGGCTTGTTCGGCGTCCACGTCCATCCGCCAAAAGTCAATAACCCGGACGACTGAACTGGTAACTGAGCGCCTTGCGCTGCCGCTTCGGTCGAGATCCCGACGACATAAGCTTCCGATATTGTGCCGTTAATCGTCGCATACGTCCCTGACCCGGTTACTGCACTCTCCCCACTTATTGCTACGTCAGCCTTGATTGAAAGCGTCGCACTGCCGGGTAATCCCTGCGGCCCGGGCAACCCCTGAGCGCCTCTGTTCGGTATCGTAACAACCAAAGCTGGCAGCTGTGAAACCTGTACGGTTACGTCGCTCATGCGTCTCGATAAGTGTTTGGCTTTTCAACGATAAACAGTCCGGGATCGCTGTTTAAAGACAGGACTCCGGCCTCATAGAATTTCAGGTCGTAGATATATTGTCCGATTGCGATCGCTTCCGTGTCTGACTCGGTCAGCGGAATAACGCTATTGGTGTTGTCAATGTGGGCGGTAATCGACTTGCTAATTACCGCTGCAGAATCGTCGCTTAGGCTGTCTGAAGGAAGTTTGACTGTGAACAGCATCGTTACGCCGGCGAGCGAAAAAGAACCGTCAGCAGCGGATACGTTAACCGGTATCGCGGCGATGTTCCCCTTGTATATTTTGATGGTGCCAGAAGCCATTGATATCCGTTTTTCTTGTACAATACCAGATATCACGGCAAATAAAGGAGGGTGATTTTCTGTTTTATGTTGGTAGCGTTGGCCAGTCGATTGTCGCTGGAAATCCGGCCTGTTTCGGGACGTCCCTTAGCGCTTGTCGGTATGGCTGCCAGAGTGTTTTTATTGCGGGAGATTGATCTGCCGTCTGTGTCCAGTCGGAATCGCCGAGTAGTTTGTCGCGCGTCATCCGTGCTTGGAGAGCGAGCATGGCTGTGATCTCATCATCAGTCAGTATCTGCACTACGGCTCTCTCAGGCATTGCCCATTTGTAGCCATAAGTGAGATTGTCCTTCGCTGACTGCTCTGCATCCGTGTATGTAGTTACTGCTCCAGCCAGAACGTATTGCGTGTTTTGGTCTGCCATACCTTCGATTGCGGTTTCTCCGTCATGCGCCTGAAGAGAAAGCATGGATTCTTGAATCACTACTTCTTGCGGTTCGTCATCCTCATTGTGAATCATGCGGGTAACAGCTCCCGGGCAGATCCCTGTTCTAAGGATTTCTCCTGTATCTGTCTTGTAAACAAAAAATTTCATGTGCTCCTTATTTTTTCAATTCGATAATTACCATTTCTGCTTTTGTAAATGGGAGAGATCCAAGCTGTGTTTGTAAGTTCAAATCAAAAGTGTATGTACCTGCACCATAAGCTAAAACTATAAAATCCGAAGCGGGGCTATTTGTTCCGCTAGCAGCAAGGAATTTTTCTGATTTTACTGACGATCCACCAACGAGAAGAGACATCGTTACAAAACTATTCAATGGTTGTTCTGTTATTGTTACTCCAAACATTACAACTAGAGGATATCCAGATGAGGTATATGTTGTTGTAGCTGTATTTATTCCTGATGATGTGAGCGTTCCAGAAGCTGTTAATCCAGAGGCTAAGCCTGTCGCCGCATGATCAAACAAGTTCCCTGTCGCCACCCAATTGCCGTTTAGCGTTCCTGTCGTGCCGTTAAATGTCATGTTGGTGGTCGAATTTCCTATAGCATATTGTCCTGATGAATACCACACAAATCCCGCTCCGGTCATCGTAGTCCCGCTTATCGCTGCGGTATTGCCTTGTACGGTGCCGGTGACGGTAAGGTTTCCTGTATTGACGGTTATTGCTGACAAGCTGCCAACCTTCAGGCTCGTCCAATACGGTATTGACCATGTTGTCTGGTTCGTCGCTGGATTATAAATGCCGTCAGACGAGTACAAGAACTGCCCTGCTGTTAACGTCGGAACTGTAGTTCCCCATGTCCCACTCAACCCCCATAGGCTTGTTGGTACGGTAGTGCTTCCCGTATCGGTTTCAGGGTTTGGAGATGTCCCCGGTGCCGTCGTTGCCGATGCCATATATGCGATGCGGTATGAAGCTCCCGCACTGCCATTTGTTCCGCCAGATCCGTTTTGTCCAACAACTATCGCTGTTCCCCATACCCCGTTTGTTGAGGTGTTCGTTGGTGCGGTTGCAGTAAACACCGCTTGAGTCATATACGTTGGTGTCGTGCTGGATGCTGGTCTTGTCTGTGTCCAGCTACCCATTGTTCCACCTGATAGGATGTTTGTGCTAAATGTGTAAGTAATAGTGCCACTTGGTAGTGCTGGAGCGCTCGCTGCATTCTGAAAGAGCTGAACTATAGCTGTGCTGGTTCCACCTGTCCCTGCTCCACCTGCTACGGCATCAATGAATGGTGTGCTCCAGCTACCTGTGCCGGTAACCGTTCCTGTGCCTGTGAAGGTAAAAGTACAGGCATACGTCGGTGTTGTTGTAGTAGTTGGTTGTGTTATTACCCATCCTGTTGGTGGTGTTAAAACTCCTGTAGAAAAATTGTAAGTCGATGCCGTTGCGACTGGCGTTGCTGGCGGCGTTGCGGATTGCTGATATATCGTTGCAACATAAGACGATGTCCCATTTGCCCCTGCTGAACCTACCGCTGTGATTGACGCCGACGTCCAGTTGAAGGATGTTGTTGTTGCTGTCGCGGAATCTGTAATTGATACCTTTGCAGCCCACAACGTATACCCGGCAGATGGAGCTGTCCCTGGCGTTAATGACCAGCTCGTCGGAGCCGCTCCGAAGAGTCCCGTTGACCATGTGTAAGTTGGAGATCCTGCCGGTGCAGCCGGAATTGTCGCCGCCCACTGATAAACAGTAGGACTTGCAGATTGATACCCGCTTGTCCCGTTTGTTCCGTTTGCTCCAGCAATAAGCAATGAAAAACCAGATGCCCAGCTCACAGCCGTTGTCGTCGCTGTAGCGTTATCACTGACTACTTTATTTGCGATCCATAACTGAATACCGGGAGTCCCTGGGTTCACTGGAGCCGATACCGACCATCCGCCTGCTCCGGTATATGCCGAGCTTGCGTAAGTTGACCATGTAAATGTTGATGTTCCTGACGGGTTTGAAGGTGCTGCTGTTGACCACTGGTAAAGCGACGCAACACCGGTTTTTGAAGCCATGATCGGCACAACACTATATTCTGACGAATAGGACATATTCGCCTTGCTTGTTGTCGTGTACCCTGCAATCCTTACATAATAAGTCGTCCCCGCGACAAGCGCCACTCCTGCGGCGTCGGCAGTTATGGTGATTAAACTGTCTGGCCCAGAATACACGAGGTTCCCCGTCGCAGGCGTGAATCCGCTTGTTGTGCTCATGTAGACGTTTACCCCGCCAAAGTCGGATTGTGTCGGAGCTGTGTATTTTATCGTAAACCCCCCATAAACAGGAGTTAACACAATCCCTGTAAGCGTTGGTACCTGACTAATGCCTATCGTGAACGTTGTCGGCGTGCAGGCTGAAAGTTGCTGCAACTGCGATCCAAATTGATTATAAGCTGGCAGTTTGACGTAGATCGTTTGCCCGATTTTGTCCGGCGTGAACGGCATTTTGAACATTGCCTGATCAACTCTGACAAATTGCGCTCCTGATGCGTGGCTCGCAATCGTTGACCCGTAAAGCCCGCGGTGGAGGGTTGTGAGGTTGTAGTTGTTTGTACTTGTCAGCGTCGCTGTCTGATACGCGACATACTCACCATCGACAAGGGAAAGACTCGCGTAATTATTCCACTCAGCAGTCGTTGCTCCACCCAGTGACTGTCCGCTCAGTACGTTGACCGCAAGAGTATGGGTTGTATCGGGATCTGTCCCTGTCTCAAGGGTCGCTGTTAGTGTGCCCATTCGAGCGGGTGAATCTATTGACCCGACATATCCGTAGCTCACATTGTCATAGCTTACCCAAACTTCGCATCCCCCCCACGTAGATGGCGCAACTCCATAAGCCCCCATCCAGACTTCAAGGCCTGTTGCCGTCAGAATGCTTGGAGGAACAAAAATATAAGGCGTCCCTGTATTCCCCGGCAAGACAAGATTATTAACTCCGCCTCCGCCACCCGATTGCGTCCCGTAAATAGCGTGAGAACTTACGCCAGCTGGGGCATCTTCTGCTGTTATGAGCAGTTCATCTCCACTCTCATCTATCGTCAAAATCCTGACGGGCGTCGAAACGAGCCCCAGAGCCGCATCATCAATCGTTACATAATCGGTAGGCTCAAGCAGGATGTAATTTATCGGGAGAGTGAATGTGTACTTGTTCCTGATGTACAGATTTCGTTGCAGGATGAGCTG